AAAATCTTTGGGCGTCCATTGGAGCCATCACCAACAGCGGAACTCACCGCTGTGCTATCAACCAATACCCTGATAATTCCCTGAATCATTGCTTTAAAGTTCTCCTCATGTATCTGTACAATGTTTTCCCGATCTCTGTATTGATACTTGAAACCACCTGTGTCCTTGTTGCCTGGAATGCCGGTTCCATAAATGGTTTTCTTGGCATTATCCCTCGGTACGCATTCTTGTATCTCCTCTTCCTTCCTTTACCTTTCGTATACCGGGGTCTCGTTCCGTATTCGACCAGGTGCGCGTGAAAGCCTTTGTACCTCCCTCTCCGCGGTCCAACTGCGATGGCACCGACGTTCCGCTGCTGGCTCCGGACTTGGTTAAAGTTTCCTTTCTGTACACCGATCGAATCAACCAGAAATCCGTTCGGTCCTTCCGGAGCCAGGAGCTTTGCCTTATTGATCAGAGGTTTGGCTGCTGCTGTGTGTGCCGTCTGCAGAACCTTGTCGGTTAGCTGTCTGGGTAATCCTTTCAAAACAGCGTCGATCTCTTTAACTCCTGTTACCTTGATCATTCTTCAACTGTCAATTCCGCCCTCAGATCAAGCAGCTGCCTCCGAAATCCTTTCGGCTCGTTAATTCCTACGATCAGATAGTTTTCGTCATTATAGACTATCCGCATATTTCGTTTTAATCCTGATCGGTATCTGATCTGAAATATCAGGACTTGGGTCGAGGTTAACCGGTCCGCTTCGTACTGTTGTGATCCGGGATGTTCAATGACCTTGCTACACACATTAGTTGCAACATTAGTCCATGTTATTGGCCCTACGTTGAACTCTGTTGAATGCCCCTCTACCTGTTCCTGAATGGTAATCTTTCGATCCATTTCCTGAAATCGAACCCCGCGCATCATACGTTATTGTAGAAGACTTTATAAGGGTATAACAACTGCTGAGCTCCGTACATAATCTGCGAAACAGTTGTACCGGCAACCTCACTAGTGCGGTTTTCAAAGTAACTGCCTGCCTGGATCATTATGGCGACCTTGACAGGATCAGGTACCGTCGTATAGCCAGAGTCATACTGAACAAAGCAAGCCTGTGGTTTATCATACGTCGATGGAATATTACCGTCGAACTTTATAGATACCATTCCAAACTCGCCTCCGTCGACAATCTTGTACTCACTCGATGCAAGAATTTGTTCCGCATTGTTTGAGTCGTAGTACTTGACTACGATCGAGTTCAGTGTTACCGGGCATTTAGTTAATGTTACCTTCGCCGGAAAATTGTCAAAGAGCGCCTGCCATGTTTCTGTTAGAAGTGATCTACCAGTAAACAATCTTGCTTGCTCCTGGGCGGCTCCCAGGAAAGCGGTCATCAAAGTATCTTCGCTTGTATCCGCCTGTTCCCAGCGCAGGAATTTTTTAAACTCGGAAACACTAACGGCTAGTGTCGCATTTGGTGTTATGAGTTTATCTGTTACCTGCATCTCGGTTTCGGGCTGATTCTAATGCGCTGTATACTTCTCTATTCACTGCTTTGTCTGAAGAAAGCCGTACAGCCACACCGGTTATAATGATGAGTTCCGCAATCTCTTCTGGAAATTCGTGCTCCTCACCCGGCAAAAAGCTGTAGCCGTACGGCCTACTGTCTTTTACAAAGCGTATCCTCACTTCTTATCTTCCTTCTTTTCGTCTTTGACTGGAACGAGACCAAACAAGCCCATCTCTTTGAATTCTTCTGGGCTCACTTCATACGTTTCACCTTTTTTGAAGTGGTCACGCTTTCCATTCACAGCACTACGAAGGAAATTTCTTTTAGCTATTACTTTCATTCACGTTTATAATTTAATTTGTTGCAATGTCAACCGCTACCGAGAAGGAAGCAGGGTGGCGAAGTTTCACGTCCGCGAACACTTCGATATAGAATCGAATCAAGCTGTTCACCATCTGTGTGTAGGGGTCAGTCATCAGGTTTATTGCACCAAATTGACCGATGTACAGTTCAGACCAGTTTCCGAAGATCTCCGCGCTTAGGTTCGATCCGGCTCCTTCTGTTAAGTTAGAAGGCACCTGGTTAGAGGCATGGAAGGGATATCCGGCGAGCTCATTCGGGCTTGTCATGATGAAATTTCCTTCGACACCGGAAGCCTGTTTCGGTGTGCTCATCATCTTGGCCTTGTTCTGGAACGTACTCAGGTATGCAAGCGAAGAAAGAGGGGCGTTTGCTACCTCAATGTCGCTGATGAATTCAAGTACCTTTGCCCAGGTGGGAGCACCACCAGCCGCGCCGTGGTCAACTGTACCAACACCAGCGGTATTAAGTACACCAGTAGGTTCGTTAGACGCACCGGAGCCATTGATACCTACACGGTCCAATTCTTGCGCAAGGGCAGTTTGAATTTCATTGCGTACCCACTGCTCAATCGAGAAGCTCGACTGAATAGTTGACAACCTGGAGATATCAACATATCCAGAGCAACGCTTAGGAGTCAGTTTGATGTTGTCCATTGTCGGCGTACTTTCGGTAGACGCACCGGTTTCGGTCTGCCAGCTCATCGTAGCGGCGGCAGTTTGCCGCGGCAGCTGGAAGTCGCCAGTAAGGCCGGTAAGGAACTGGACGCCGAGACGATCGAGAATTGGTTGAGGGCGAAGAAGCGGAATCAATGCGCCGAGGTCGGTTTGCATGATATCCGGACCTTCGGTTCCTATCGTGAAATCACGCTTTTCAAAACGGTTTCTATAATCGCGTTCTCCCCAGGCGATCAGTTCAGCGGGGATCGAGAATCCCATATCAGCCTCTTTGCCAATGGCGCGGAGTTGTTTTTTACCCCAGTCGTTGACTTCTTTTTCCACTCCGTCAAACTTATTGTCGCGGATCTGTCGAATCGCTTTTGTAATTGACAGTTTACGAAGGTTCTTACCTTCATCTTTGCCTACGGAATCTTTACCAGGTGTGTCAAAATTTACCGGTCTAACGTCCGTTGCAAGAGCTTTTTTGCGCTCTTCGTGTGCCTCAAGATCTTTGATCTCGGTGTCAAGTTCAGACTCCCTTGCAGTCAGTTCGTTGAACTTCTTTTTTTCGTCTTCATTACGAGAACGCTTTTCCTTTTCGCACAGACCAAAGATGGCGTCGATTTGATCGCGCACCTGTGCTCTTTCCTCGTATAGTTGTTTCAGTCTGCTCATTTCTATTTTTGTTTAGTGTGTGAATGTGTGTGTCGTTTCATTATTTGCAGGTCCATTTCTGCAAGGTCTTTTTGATAGTCGTCATTCCCTGACTTGAATGATCTTGCCGCTACTGTAGTATCTGGATAAGCTGGGTACGTTACCGGTGATACATCGTATAGACGCTTTACTTTTTTGATAGTGCGAACATTCGGGCCTTTGTCTTTCTCTTTGTAGTCCCATGATTCCTCCGCTATCGTGAAAGCGAATGAACTTTGGCGAATGATTTTTGCACGGATATTTTTTAGTAGATCATTTCCAACGGTTGTATCAGGTGCGTCGAATTCATACCAAAGGCCTTTTTTGTCTACACCGATTGTGAGTCCAGCATTTTTGCGGGCTAGCGGAAAGTTTGGATCATGATTGAAAAGAGCTACCACATCATCATTAAGCACATCATCAAAGGCACCAGGTGCTACCCGTTCAACGAACCATCCGAAATCTTCAGACTCCTTATTGAATACAGCAGCGTAACCGCGTATCTTGCGAGATTCACCTTCCTCTCGAAGCTCGATATCTTCAGTGTAGAACCGACGTTCTGCAGCATTGTCAATATTTTGGATATAGTCTTTAATGGTCATAACCGTTGAATCCGTTTAGTAGGTGATCGATACTTCGACCGTTGATCTTAACTTTTCGCTGACTTTCCTGTTCTCCCGTATCGGTACTTGCCGGTTCTGGTTTACTTAGGTTGTCAACAAACTCGTCAACCCGGTCAAGTGGTATCATGTTCATAGGCACAAACCGCCTGTCGCCACCTTCATAGTGGTTCCAGTCTTCCAGGTCAGCTACTTGATTGCCGCTGATAAGTCCACGTTCCCATAGCGATTTATAACCCTCAGTGCGGCTCTTGAAGTCGCCACGCATAAAGGCGTTCACATTGAACTTTACATAGTATGGTTCGGCTGCTGTCTTGTTCGCTTCTGCGAAAAGTTTTGCATTGCACTCCTGTTCTATGTTCGTGATCAACGGAAGCATGGTGTACTTGATGAACACCAGGTCTTGCTGTTCCGCATTTGAGAAAGTAGCGCGCTCGTAGTTCTGGGCTAGGGTAGGGGGGACACGGAAAATGCCGTAGATATCCTCTTTGGTAGCGTTCACCGCATCCAGGTACTGAGCATCGCCGGGATTGATTAGAAGCCCTTTATATTCAAGGCCCATCGGAAGGAAAGGCGTCATGCCTTGTGCGATCTTCTCCTTCCATTGCTTTGATAGATCTTCCTGCTGGCGCTTAATTGTATCGTATGGCTGAGTCGTGGTGAAATAACCCGGAGGCTTTGTTCCTATGGCTTGCTTCCCGTAGTTTTTCAGTTTCGCGGCATATCCCAATGTCTCTGCGTTGTATGAGATCTTGCTGCACCCATAATAGCAATCAAGAGAGAGATCTTTGAAATGCAAAACTTCCCAACTACGATACTGTTTGCCTTTGTACAGGTATAGCACATCACCTTCAGGGGTCTTCTGAATCGTTACATCCCAAGGATACTGCGCAAGATCTATGCGGGTGGGCTGAATTCGTCCGGAATATGTTATGAACCCGTAGGCATTCCCATGGAGATCTATATGTGCCGAAACGGTCTTCCAGAAGTCGGAAGCGGTCTGATAAGGATTCGGTTTGTTGTGAATGAGGTATTGTACTGGATTGTTATAAGCAACGTGGCTCCCAGATGAAGTACTGCGCATGACATTCACCGGCAATGAGGACAAGCTTTCACTTCGGACCAGGACGCAGGTAAATACAGTGCTAATCCGGGCTGCTGTCTGCGGAGTGATAACCGGATCAGCCCCGTCGCCATTTAAAAGACCAATACTAGCAAGATTGTTTATTAGCGGGTCGAGAAAGGAGTAGGGGTACCCGCTTCGCTGCTCTTGATTGAACAGCTTAACACGACCTAGGCCGCGAACATTATTTAAGAATGTTTTTAACCCCATTGCATACCATGTGTGGTATGCTTACAAAGGACGTGGGTTAACCTAAGTTTTTTGGTGTAACTATTTCCGGAACTATTTCCGTTTTTTAATTCGCTTTGACCGGCATTTCCGATAACTCTCGGAGCTCGAGTATTTCCGATGATTAAATTTCTGCTCGAAGTCGTTCTCCGCCTGTTCGTAGGCGATATGGTGAGCGACGCCGCTTCTTAGTTTTGACTCAAACAGCTCGTCGAATACCTTTGCCAGAGGATTCAAATTCATACCCATACTATTCCTATTTCGTTATTTTGATTCTCAAACGTTTTAAATTCCGCCAGCGCGTTGATCATCGCCGACACACCATCGATCTTCTTCTCCGACTTTCCCTTGTCCGGCTTCACGTTACCGGAAGTGTCCCGCGCCAATAACGTGTTACCCATCATCCATGATAAAACCGGGTTACCAAAATGCTCAAGACTTCCCGCGGTAACAATCCGCTCGAGCTCCTTAGTCGGCATATTCAAAGATACGATATTCTGGGCGAGTTCATGACACTCAATACCATCGTCTAAGAGATCCGCCAGCACTCCATGCCCGGTCAGATACTTGTCGTAGGCAAGTGATTTGAAATCGAATTCCTTTACGATGGTTTTGATATCTGCGGCTATCGTTCGGTAATCCGCGACATTTCCCTTTGTCTTGAAAATGTGGCACTGCTCGATCCATCGCCGGTAATCCACGCGGTCGTTATTGTTATCGACCTTGAACTCGGGAATCCAGAAGAAGGGTAGAACCGCATGAACCCCGTCGATCACATCCGGGAACCATAATACGAACGCATTCAGATCCACCGTCCGCGCCAGGTCGAGTCCCCCATAACAAACTTTTCCCTTCAAATCTTCCAGCGTAAGGCCGTGCCTGTTTGTATTCCAAACCTCCGCTGAAAGCCAAACCTCCGGAGCATCTACCCACCGGTTCAGATTTTTTGTAAGGAAGTCCACCATCTTTGTGCCTCCCTCGTTCACTGCTTTCTTGTACCGTGACCGTAGGAACTCGATTGATACGGATACGCCAAGGTTCGGATTGCTTTTTTTCCAGGTGCTTTCGTCGCCGGGCTCGTCCTTCTCGTCCTGTTCATAGATGAAAGCCAGGTGGTGATCATCTTCAATCGATCCATTAAGCAACTGAACAGACGATTCGCGGAGCTTGGAATAGCACGGGCCATCCTTGTCAAACCCCGCGGTGGTGATCACGATCAAAAGAGGGTTTATCCGGGACCCCTGGCCGGATTCGATGACGTTCAGCAGCTTGTCGTCTTTTGCTTCGTGGTATTCATCGACGCCGCCGAGGGAAGGGTTGAAGCCGTCCTCTGTTTCCGGGTTTTTCGATATCGCTTTCACGAC